TGTGAGGGGGTGTTGGGTCGTACCATAGTTAGTAATTAATCAGATTCTGTAACTATACGGGGGCCCTCAGGTATTTACAATGCGCACAAGTGGCGATTGTAAACGTAAATCCTGAAGCATTCTTCTGAAAGACGTGCATGATCAGTACACGAACCCGTTGGGAGTGAATGCAGGGGGTGATCGGTTCCCCTTTACATAAGGCACCAGTGGTGCAGGTGTGGCCCCGTTCGGCATTGTCGTTACGCCACCTCCAGCCTCGCGATGTGCGTGCCGAATAGTGACTAGGAGTGAGGGAGTTTATCCCCGCACTCCACACCTATGCTGACCCTGGGACCCAACCCTGTGAGAGGACTAACCTAGTTTCCATGTTCATACCATGGTGAATGGCGTTAGTGTTCCAAACGAGAGGGTCGGAGGAAAAGTGGAGAGGTAAATGACCTAGCTACGGCGTCATCGTTCCGTGAGGGAGTATTGAGTAAACTCAATGGTAAGGGCTGATGGTACTTTGGTGGACGATGCTCGACTAAACTCCACACACAAGGTGTGCGTTAGCCTGAGCTTGGAAACCAAGGTATGAGATCACCCATGTAATGACGTGTCTGGTATGCTTCGACGTCACGTGGGAGGAGATAGAGAGTACAAATAATGACCCAAGATGGCGGGTCAAGGTTGTGTAGGGTGGACTTACATTTGCCATACCCTACAGGCCCGTTCGCCATCGATTACAGGTAGAGAGTTGTTACAGAACAGTCTTTGGTATTTTCCGAACACGTGTTTCGCCTAACAACAGCAGCTTACGTGGCACCTCCTCAATGTCATTAACATATGATTCAAACGAAGAAGGCTCGCACTGTTCGGGCTCCTTCTGATCAGAGGTTGGCATAATCTTAGGGTAGGTGTGGATGAGGGCAATGTGCCGCATCAGTGGTGATGGGGTTGGTGCTGCCTGTCGGCGTAGGGCCTGAATCAAATACGGAATTTGAAGCAAGCCATAAGTACCAACAGTCGCTATTGCCGCTGCCAAGGGAGATGATAACCCACCGATCCTTACTAAGGACCACTCTACTCCATAAGTAAAATGTGTGGCAGTTGGAGCTACCACTCGATTGTACTTTGTCACTTGACGGAGGAACATACGTGACAGGGGGTGTTCAACGGCAATTGTCATGGTGCTACCCACTTGTGCCATTGTGTTGCCATTTATCGTGGTATTACCAAGAAAACTGGCACCCACTGAATCCTTTAGGGTGTAGTTCTGATTGTCATTGTCATCATAATTGACGAGCATTGGAACAGAGAGGGCATCATCTGAAGTTGTTGTTGTTGCTGGAAACGTTAAAGTCTTAGACCGTAGCATGTAAAATCCGGGTTGAGCGAACTGAATGAAGCGTTCAGGATTGCCTGACGCACTTTGGGAGGATGCAGTTCCATAGCCGAATGACATGCCATCGGATTGGAAATTAGTGTTATCTGAATTACTCTTATCCGCCCACTTACCACTCAATACTGACGAAACACCAAGGTCTCCGTAATCAACCCATGGGAAACCAGGTTCCTCGGCTTGATTGTAGATTATGGTGGAGTCCGCCATGTGATTGGGTGTTGTTATCTGGGGTCCAGGTGGGGAACTAGCATCAGGATAAGGGATGTCAAGTGTGATGGCGTCACCTGTTGTTCGGGCGTAGTGAGGTGTCAGTAAGTCAACATCATACTCCACAAACAGCAGTCCTACGGGCTCCTCAGGGCCAACAACGGCACTGATGAACTGTCCTGTGTCCGATGAACGATCTCTGCTTCCAATCTGCACCGATACTGGTTGTGGTCCGGCAGCGATGTCGGGTCCAGGGGTATTGGATACAAAATAAGACTTTCTCTTATGTAGATTGGCAGGTCGGCAGTTGATTGTGATCTTTGGTGTGTAAATTGGGGCTGTTTCAGCACCAATGAACGCATTCAGAGCACGCACAGCATTAGCATCGTTAGGGGCGGGGTCAGTTGGATCGTAGTCTACGGCCATTGTAACACTACCTGAAACAGTTGTGGGTGCAGTGGTGATGAATTCAAACCTCAATCTCTTGAAGAGATATGACTCATAGTTCTGGGCGACGCGTGATAACCAGGGAAACATTGCTTCGTTACCGGGATTAATCGGTTGACGAACATTGAACCCAGTTGACGTGCCCAGCCCTATGACAGTATGAAACATTTCACGGTGCACAACGCGGCACGAATTCGCAGAGCTGGTGAGCTTCGGTGCGCGGTTGATCGTGCGGATTGCTTGTGTAACCACTGCCTCCCGGAGGGGTCTTTGAGGGGGATTAGCCCGAGGCCTGCGTGCCTGACGATTTGCGGCGTCAAGCTCGCGGTCTCTGCGAGCTACCCTCCTCTCCGCTCGTTGTTCCAGTTCCTTTTCATGCTTGACTTCATAACGTACCTGGCGTTTCTGTGAGGGGGTGTTGGGTCGTACCATAGTTAGTAATTAATCAGATTCTGTAACTATACG